CCAGTTGAAGGCACAGATGAAGACACACTTGGTAAAATTGTAAACATCTTGAAAGAAATTCAATGAAACAAGGACTAAAAACCCTCAGAAATCTTTGGAAATACTCAGATAGCCAACCTACAGAGATCACTCTCGCAGCTGCCATGATGACCTTAGTGCCATTAGCAGTTAGCATTGAGATCCACTGTAATTGGTTCCTAAACATACTCTTTATGCTTGCTGGACTGTATCAGCTTCGCTGTATTGCTACGTGTGATATTGCATGTAGAATTAGAGCCAGCTTTTTTACATCTTCTCTATATCTAACTACGCTATTAGTATATCTTACAACGATAGGTCTTCCTACTCCTTCACACTACGGTTGGATCTTATTGGCATACTCTTCTTTTAGCACTATGAATAGACTCAAAACAGAACAACTAAATCGCCAAAAAGATGAATGAGGTTTGGATAGCACTTATCGGGGTATTGAGTAGTGCCAGCATTTGGCAGTTTCTTCAGTATAGACACAAAGCAAATATCGAGAAAGAACGATACGAAAAAGAAACATCAACTGATACGTTGTATAGAGACGATTTGAAAAAGAGAGTAACTAAGTTAGAGGATCTACTTGCCGAATCATCTAAAGAGAAAGATGAGATGAGAGCAAGAATTGAGCAATTGATTGCTGAAGTCAATAGTCTCCGTGTTGAGGTTGAGTATCTCAAAAGAGAGAATGATAGATTGAAAGATAGGTAACATACAGACCTTATCTTTGGTTGAAACCCATCTTTATATGCACCCTTATGGGTATTGTTTCAAAAAAAAGAGGTGACCATTTCTGATCACCTCCCAAAATCAAATAAATTATTGAATGACTAAATTCAATCTTTATACAGTCTCGTTAGAAACTGTTTCATTCTGTAAAAGATAATTTAGTCTTGCAAAGAAACGACCGAAAGATCCAGCGTTACCTTGTGCATATCTCTCATACTCTCGCTTGATAGCAGACTTTACAAGTGCTACTGGAATATAGAAATTACCTTTTGAATTGACATCAACAAGTCCTGCAAAACATTGCTTGAGTTCGTTGAGTGCTTCGAGTGGATCATTGATCTTCTCAGTCTCTGCATAGCCAATGTGACTATGTCGTAGACTTGCAAATGGTAGACATGCATCGAGGATAGTAGCTCCATATTCTACCATAGCCCAAGTGCCAAGGTCTTGATACTTGTTCTCATTGAGAGATTGAGACATGATATAAGGTGCTGCAACATGCTTAGTGATAAACTTGCGCATTGGTTCGTGTTGCATAAACTCTGCGCTTCCGATTGGTGTTTTTGTAATTTTCATGTAATAAATATTTAGGTTGATTATATGTGTTATTGTGGTCTTTGTTTCAAAGGTCGGTAGAAGAGCAGTGCCCAGACTGCTACGACTACCATTAGTTCTGCGATACTCATTATTTATACAAATTGTTTTTTGCGTAATCTTCGATGGCCAATTCAATGTCATTCCATTCAAACTCTGGATCAGATGAAGCGTCGTATGGCTCTACGAATACTTTGCCTTTGTTGCCTCCACCAAGTGTGACAAATAAAGTAATCCAATGGCCTTCATTTGATTTTTTGTATGCATCTACATAGTATGACATACCTTCGTACATGTACTTGTGTTCTCGGACAGTAACATGGTAATCGATCAGATCTTCTTTGTCAGTGACGGTACAGATCATAGTCATACCTTTCCACTTTTTTAGGATTCGTTGTTCCCAAACCGAAATAGTACCTTCCATAGTGTCAACCACTTTGTCGTCGAAATCACCATCGGCAGTGATGTACCCAACTGTAGTTTGGGCTTTTTTGATGTTGTGTTCGTAATCTACTTTGTAATTTTCCATTTTGTTTTTGTTTTTAGTTATCTTGATTATTACTCTACTAATATACCACTTTTTTTTGACAATAAAAAATTATTTGGTACTTTTTTTTACTTCTTCGATAAATTTACCACCAGCCATGATAAAGGCTTTAGCAAGTTCAAAGTCAATTTCATTTTTAGGATTTAGTACTCGCTGTTCCATTTCACGAAACTGTTTGATTGCCCGTTGGTGTTCTTCGGTGTTTTCATTGTACATGTACATGGTACGTGCGCATGCGCGGCCTGCGTATTCATATCCGCTTGTTGAGACTGTTACTTTCGTTACTTTCATGATTATTTTTGTTTTGTTGATTATTACAGGGGGAATGTTTCGAAAAAAAAATGACAAATAAAAATTTTGAGCTAAGTTTTTTTACTGGGTTAGTGAAATTGAGTATTTTATACTATTATTCGAAGCATTCAAGATCTTCGAGGGTTTGACCAGGATAGTAGTCTTCATTTGTATACCCATTGTGGAATTCATACATAGACACGAAGTATTCGTTCTTGCCTTCTTGTTCGACTACAAGCTTGATACCTGGCTTGTTTACTACTACGGTGTTATCAAGTTGCTCTTGAACTTGGAAGCCGTTCTTAGTTAGGATGTTGATTACTTTTTTCATTTTTGTTTTTAGTTATCTTGATTATTACTCTACTAATATACCACAAAATCTTGACATAAAAAAATATTTTAGCACTTTTTTTCAACTTTTGTCATTTTGAGCAGCCAGTATATCTTTAGGTGATAGTGCAAAGTGTACTATTACTAAACATAAAAACACATTTAGTACAATGACCGCAAATCAAGCAATTCAAAAGATTCGAGTTCTCTTGGGTGCTGAGGAAGAAGTAGTAGTTGACACAGCTATGGCTTCTGAACGTTTGGTTGATGGTACTGAAGTAATGGTTGAAGGTGACTTCGAAGTAGGTAAAGCTCTTTTCGTAGTAACTGCAGAAGGTAACATTCCAGCTCCAGCTGGTGTTCACCAACTGGAATCAGGACTTTTAGTTACTGTTGATGAAGCAGGCGTTATCGCTCAGATCGAAGAAGTTGCACCAGAAGCTGCCGAAGAAGAAGAGGTAGAAGAAGTAGCAATGGAAGAAGAGAAGAAAGAAGAAGAAGTGATGGAAGAAGTTATTGAGGAAGAAATGGAAGAAAAAGAAGAAGAGATGATCGTAAAGATCGTTGAAGCCATGAAACCTTACTTCGAAGAAATCAAAGAACTAAAGGAAAAAGTAGTTGAAATGGAAGGTAAATTCCAGAAGTTCTCGAAAGAGCCAGCTGCTAAACCTATCAAAAAAGCAGAAGCATTCACTGCTAATAAGATGAATGCAGTAGACAGAATCGCATCGATTCGTAAATCAAAATAATAAAAATTAGAGTATTATGAGCTACAATTTAGCAAACTTACAAGCGTACACTGATGAATTATCTTTCGAATTGATTTCGAAGGCGGTTCTTCAGACAAATGTGATGGATTACGCAACCATCCGTTCTGGATTGAAATTCGGAACGACTACAATCAACTTGCTTGACGCTGACATTTCGGTGGCAGACAGAGCTTGTGGATGGAACGAAGCAGGTAACTTGACTTACAGCCAAGTTGATATTGACATGCAAGAAAAACAAACTAAGCAGGCTCTATGTCCAACTGACCTTAGAGACTACTACTTAGCTTCACGTTTATCAGCTTCTGCACACGCAGAAGAAGTACCATTTGAAGAAGTTACAGTAAATCTATTTGTTGAGAAAATCCGTAACTGGAACGAAACTTACTTAGGTGGTCAAATCTTGACTGACATCACTGTTGCAAACGGTGCTGCAAACTCAGGTCAAACTGCTGCTTCTACAGCTTCAACTATCATCGATGACGTTATGGATTTGATCGATGCTGTAAACCCTGCAGTATTAGATAGAGAAGATTTAGGTGTTATCATGTCACCAGCATACTTCAATATGTTGAGACGTGCCCTAATCGCACAAAACTTATATCACTTCAACCCAGCAGACACTAACTCAAACGTTGAGCTTATGATGCCAGGTACAGACTTCAGAGTAATCAAGTCTTCAGGTTTCACTGGTGACGGTTTCGTTGCTGGTCCTTTAGGTGACTTGGTAGTTGGTGTCGGTCTTGAAGATGACTTCGATATGTTGAAGGTATTCTACTCAGCTGATAACGACGAAGTACGTGTAATGGGTGCATGGCGCATTGGATTAGGCGTAGTAGACGTAACTAAATGGGCTAAGAACGGCACATTGTAAATCTAAATATATAAACTAAAAAATACCACATTATTATGAGTTGTTCAATTACTTCAGGAATTACATTAGGTTGTAAAGATTCACAAGGTGGTATCGAATATTTGTATATCGCAGATTTACCAAGTTACGATACTATCACTACTGATGTTGATGGATTAGTTGAGTCTTTAGACGCTTCTGGTACTCCAACAACAATCACTTGGTATAAGTACGAGGTGCCAAAACAGTCAAGTTCATTCACAGAAACTATCAACGCAGATAATACAGCACAAACTGTATTCTATCAACAAGATGCTTTGATGGTCTTCACTAAGATGGAAGCGGCGAAGCGGGACCAGATCAAACTTTTGGCTCAGAACCCAAAACTTTTAGTCGTTGTAAAAGACGGTAATGGTAAGTTCTGGTCAGTTGGGATCACTCGCGGTGCTGAGCTTTCAGCAGGTACTATCGCTACAGGTCAGTCGTATGGTGACAGAAACGGGGGAGAAATCACTCTCACGGGATTGGAACCGGACCCAAGCTATGAGTGTGCTCCATCTTTTGTAGGTGAGTAACACCACCGATCTAATTTAGATCGTCTTTATATACCACGAAAGGGCTAATCGAAAGATTAGCCCTTTTTTTGTTTACAATTATCTCCATGCCATCTTGAATAGTTACGAGGATCATAAGACTCTTCGCAATGTGTGCATAAAATTTTAGGATTTTTAGCAATCCCTTTTGAGATATTTTGTTTAAGTTCTTTAGATAAAGGTACACCTATTTTGGATGCTTGTATTTTATCTGCATGTTCTTTAGGTCTATTTTGATGATACTCTTTCATTTTAGATGTGTCTGATTTGGGAGTACCTTTATTGAGAGTGCCTCGCTCAACCATTAGATAATAATATTGACCATCATTCCAAGGATAACCAGCAGTTGTGTTCAATTCCTTCTCTCTTTCTGAACCAATCATTATATCGGTATGAGTTTCTGTTAGTTCATAAGTATCGAAACCTTGGTCAATGCATCTTTGTGGATAATGTTGAGTCATTCCGTATTTATGACCTGGTATATGGTAAATATAGTACATATGTGAATTTGATATATAGATTATATGAAAGAAGCTGAAAGAGGTTTCAATTTAGCTTCGAAGTATATCTATAAGTAGAAAATAAAGATATTACTAAATGACGCTGTACTTTCCCAACGATCTTGTAAAAGGGGCACTAAACGATGTGTTCATTGATGGCGACGTCAGAGGTATTACTAATCTTCATCCTGGAGGTTGGAATACATATCGCCTTCAACTGACAAGTCGTTATACTAATAGAGACATTGATGCAGATGAAACTCAGTTTGAATGGGTTTTACCTTTGAGTCCTCTAAATGCAAATGAGAGATATACTCATTTTGTTATCGATGGTCTTTCAACAGATCTGTCTATTCAAAATCAGTTCAAAAGTGGTTACTATGATTACACATTATTGGCTACATATTTAGAAATTGATTTTGAAACTATGCCATTTGATGCATCTCAATGGAATCAAATTCAAGAAGGAGAAGCGAAAGTAAAAACTAAAACAACTAATGATATGCAACGAGGTCGTGAGGACGAGGTAGTCAAATACACTACTGATCCTAACACAGCCCAGTCATATGTAATATACAATCCATAAGAATATGCAAAAATACGTGTTCAAAGCTCAGCAGTTCGAAGCCATTCAATTACCTAAAATCGAAGAGAAGAAAGGTAAAGAGTGGATTGATTTTGGTGGAAACAACCTTTATCCACAATTGCTAATCGAGCTCTACAATAACTCAGCGATGCATCACACAGCAGTTGATGCTAAAATACAAGGTATTGTCGGTGAAGGTTTCAAATTATTTGGCGATGAGTTTGTAAACTCTCATGGCGAAACTATAGATGAGATCTTTGAAAAGATAACTCTTGATCAAGTCTTATTTGGTGGTTATGCCCTCAATGTAATATGGTCAAGAGATGGAGAAAACATTGCTGAGATCTTCCACCTTCCATTCAATAATGTACGCTCAGGTGTACTCAATGAAGAAGAACAAATTGAAGAGTACTATTACTCATCAGATTGGGCAAAGTATCGCAAGCATCGTCCCGTAGCTTACCCAGCTTTCTCTACAACAGATAATACTGGAGATAATGCTTCTCAAATCTATTACTGCTATGACTACACTGTAGGTAATTACTACTATCCACTACCTTCTTATGTAGGTGCTCTAAATGACATCGATACTGATGCAAGAATCTCACGTTTTCACAGAAGTAACCTACAACAGGGCCTGGCCCCGAGCATGATGCTCACATTCCGCAATGGAATTCCGACGGCCGACGAACAGACAGAAATATGGCGTGACATTGAGAAAACATTTGCAGGTGAAGACAATGCAGGTAAGTTCTTTGTAAACTTCGCAGAACCTGGTAGAGAGCCAACTGTAGAAGCTATTCAAAACGCAAATGATACATACTATGTAACACTTGAAGAAAGGGTGACAAGCCGCATACTCACGTCGCATAAAATCTCAAGTCCTTTATTGTTAGGTATCAAAGATGCATCTGGTTTCTCAAACAATGCAGATGAGATCAACACAGCATACAACCACTTTATGGGCACTGTGATCGTACCAGAACAAAAGAAATTGGTCAAGTCTTTCAACAAGATGATCAACATGACTGGTAAAACTATCAAATTAGAGATTGAACCAGCAGAGATCTTATACACTGTCAACGTTGATGGTGCACCACAAGATATTGAACCAAATCAAATTACAGAATAACTATGGCTACTACTCTATTTGTAACAGAAGACAAACTAAAATCGTTTACAGGAATTGAAGAGAATGTAGACCCTACTATTCTTTATCCTTATGTGCTTCAGGCACAGGATCTTTATATCCAACAAACATGTGGAACTAAGCTATACAATGCTCTAAAGCAATACGCTGTAGACTACGTAGTTAGTGGTACACCTATCCCAAGTGCGTATAAAACACTTCTGGATGACTATGTTGCTCCAGTAGTAGTTTACTATGCCTACCATTTGGCGCTGCCCCACATCAAATATAAGACTACTAACAAAGGACTTCTAAGTGGAACTTCAGAAGTAGGTGAAACGGTTACCTTAGAAGAGGTACAATTCTTGATGAACCAAATACAAAATTCAGCTCAATTCTATAATGAAAGACTGAGAGACTTCCTGGTGGCTTACCAAGAGGATTATCCAGAATACCAATCTTACACCAATAAAGATGGCATGGCTCCACGTAGAGGTACTTCGTACTACACGGGACTTGCGATGCCCGGAAATTACTATAAATACTGCGATGACTGTGATAACTCAGAAGGACAAATCAACATCCCGCTCAATTAGTACTAATACTACTAAGAGCACGAAGGCGAACATAAAAAAACTGGCTACATATTTTGCAAGTCAAAAAACTAACAAATGAGTAAAGCTATTATAGATGCCTTTTTAGGTAAATGGACAAGTAGAAAGTTGATGGTATTTTTTATCGCAACTCTACTAACCTTATTCGGTGATGTTACGTCATCTGATTGGGTTACAATCGCTGCAATTTACATCGGTGGACAAACTGTTGTAGATTCAATAGCAAAATTGAAACAAAACTAAAAAAAGTATATCTTATACCAAGATTACATAAACAATACATTTAGCAATGGGACTACAAAATAAAGAATCATCTTATATCCAAGCTACGTCTAACAGATTAGACATTGCATTGCCACAAAATATGGAAGCAGTAACTCCATCAGCAACAGCGTTTGCTGAGTCTGCTCTTTATATTGATGCTGACGATACATTGACAATCGAGACTGGTGGTGGACAGACTGTTTCAGTAGCATTCACAGCAGGTTTCTTACCTGTGAGAGTAGTGAAAGTAACAGCACAAACTGGATCAGCAAATATTTATAGAGTATACTAATTATGGGAGATCTAACAGGAAAAAGAATTGATCAGACCTATGATGGGTTGATCAAGACAAACGACGAACAACCAATTGATGGAACCCTAAAAGGGTTACAAGATGGTGTAGGTAATAACCTTCCTGTTCAGGTATCTACCAGTACAATCAACTTTACAGGAGCCGTTACAGGAGATAACAATACAACATACGATATAAACACCATACAAGATGGTGCTAATGTTGTTTTAGAACTACAACCAGATACAGGTTCATCAATTGATGTAAACCTTATCCCGGGTTCAGGTATTACACTAACTTCTGCAGCTAATAGAGATATTGAGATTGCTGCTACAGGTGGTGGCGGTGGTGCAACTTATACAATGAATGTTGCACAAAATGGACTCAATGTTGATTTAGAACTCTTAGCAGATGGTATTGTTGTAGACACAGTAGTATTACAAGCAGGTGGGAATGTACAACTAACTCAACAAGGTCAGGCAGTAGTATTCCAATCAACAGATACTAATACTACCTACTCTTACGGTTCTGGTCAAAATGGTTCAGACGTTGATATGCGTCTAACGCCTTCATTAGGTACACCAGATACTGTAAAATTGGTTGCAGGTACAAACATTACTCTAACAGATAATGGTTCTGATGAAATAACTATTGATGCTGCGGGTGGTGGTGCTACTCTATATGGCTCACTTTATCAGAATAAGGTAACTAATCCAAATATGGCTGGTTATCCATCAAATACATTTGCAAGGCATATTTACCCATTGTTGGGTTCTCAGTTTCCAAGTCCAGCAATTGATCAAAATGATGATACTACAGTTTTCTCAAGGCTATATTTAGAACCTGGACAAACTATCAATTCATTTACTGTTCCAATTTATGCAGGCGGAGTAGCAACATTAGAATTATCTTTATATAGTGTAGGACCTGCTACAGGGCAACCACATATACAACAAACGCTGCAGCCATTCACGGTAACAGATACAGCTGATCATTGGTTTGAAGCTATTTTAGCGAATCCTATTGTTATGGCAAGTGATATGGAATATTGGATTGGTATAAGAGTAGATTCAGGTAGAAGCTTTGGAATGATTGGTAGAGACGGAGTTGGTGGCCAGACATTCGCGACTTGGGGTGGTTATTCTGGTATTGGTGGTCTAATACCTATCAACTCATTATATTATGGTAATGGTATATTACCAACAACATTTACAGAGCCATATAACTGGTCATGGAGAGATGAAGGTCTTTGTGTGTACATGAAATAATAATAGAAGACAATGGAAAAACCAGTATACGTATTACCATCGATTTATCTAACAGATGAAGAACGCATTGCTTACAATGATGCTTATTTAGTTGAACTAAGAGCATGGGAAGCAGCACAAACAACAGAGACTGAATAATTATGATGATCGGGATTCTAAATACTATTCTTACCAAAGGTGGTTCTGTTATCAATCTAAAACCGATTGCTAACTTTGACGCTAATATTACTACTGTCCCGGATGAAGGTACTGTAAATTTCACAGATCTTTCTACAGTGCCTCCTGGTGCTCCAGCTATTACTAATTGGTCATGGACGTTCGCAGGTGGTACACCAGCAACATCTACCGCACAGAATCCTTCAGTACAATACCTAACTCCAGGTTCATACGATGTAACCTTAGAAGTTACTAACTCAGAGGGTAGCAATACAAAGACTATCCCTGCATTTATTACAGTTACAGATGCTACTATTGTAGCAGACTTTACAGCGAATACACAAACTCCAGCTGAAGGTACTACAGTACAATTTACTGATGCTTCATATGGAGATACCGCAGAGAGTTGGAATTGGACGTTTGCGGGTGGTACACCAGCAACTTCTACTGTACAAAATCCAGTAGTAACATATAATACAATAGGTAACTACGACGTAACCTTACAAGTATTTGATGAAACAAGTAGTGATACAACAACTAAACTTGGTTTTATTACTGTTCAAACAGCAGCTCAACCACTAACCATAAATACTTGGAGTAATACATGGAATGATTCAATATATGTTCCAACTACAGGTGATACTTGGTATAATACTAACAATGACACACTAAATCAAAACGTAGCGTAATATGCAACAACCAGAAAACATATCAATATTAGTAGTCAATGGACCTTATCCATCGAATGAAAATATTGCTTATCATACAATCATAAACCATAATGATAATGAAGAAATTCAACTTTGGTCAGTAACTGGAAAAGAAGAAGATCTTGAGTGGGATTACATGCAAACATTTGATAATATGGATGCATCTTTATTATACATTGAAAATAACATAGCAGACTAATGGCGATTTATTATACAGACAACATAAACGGTAACGATTCCACAGGCGATGGTTCTTGGGCAAACCCGTACAAATCAATTTCTAAAGCCAGTAGTGTTATTTCTGCTAATGGTGATGAAATTAGAGTAGTTGGCGGTACATGGACATCATTGCCTGGTACAGTAACAGTAGCTCCAGAAAGTGAATTTATCACTACAACAGACGACCTTACTTCTTATTTCCCAGCGGTAACAGGTGGTACAGGTTCTGGTATGATTAGAATTATCAATGATTCGGCGGATTACCCAGTACCCAGTATTTTACCTGTCTTTGCCGTAACATCTACTCAAATTGATTGTGGATATTATGGTAGGTTTCAAGGTCCGGCTCAGAGTGGTTTGACTATTGAATACTTAGACGTTATACATTATGATACATACGGAACTAATCCAGTTTCACCAGATGGCGCAGCTGCGTATTTTGATGATCTAAATTCAAATTTGAATAGTTATACTGATATTGAAATTTCAGGTGGATGGACTGCAGATGGTGTACAAGGTGGTGTCACTGGTGTATCAAGCAATGCTTCCAGTGATTTTTCAAGATATGGAACATTTTTGTTCGGTAATATTGGTTATAGAAATGATGATCTTTTTATTGATAACTTTGCAATGGTGCACATTGTAAGTTTTCTTACTAATAGTAGTACATCTTTTGCACCTGGTAGACTTTACTTTTCTAACTGTTCAGGATTCCCATTTGGTACATCTAATTTTGGAATGTGGAATAAAACTGGAAAGTCAGCATATTTTTATTCAAACAACTCTTCGCTAACTGGAAGTGCAAATGGAGCGGGTGGAGCACCAACTCTATTCGAAGTAAATCAAGATATTGAAGGTGGTTATACACCATTTAGATCTTACAATTCTCTTGCCGGCATAAGAGATTTCACACAACTTCGTGTACAATCTCCAGTTGTAAACTCAAGACCGACTGCAAATAACACATATCAAAGTAGCTCATACGGTACTAAAATAGACACTCTAAAAATATGGTGGAGAAATGGTACTACTGATAATGTAGTATTTGGAAATCAATGTTATTTTGGTAAAGTAGAATTAGGAACTAACTTTCCATCTTTTAGCGCCGGATTGGGTCCTGTGACTGTTCAATTAGGATGGGCTGAGCAATACGGTACTCCAATAATCGGTGATGGTACATGGGATCCTCAAACTGTTCTAAATTATGGATCAGCATGGTCCTCTTCCACAATAATAAAATTGTTAGGTAGATACTATTTTACACTAATTGATACAGATGGTTCATGGAAAACCATGACATATACTGGTAGTAATACATCTCAGACTGCAATAGAAACAACAGATTATGTTACTGGTAGTAATGCACTCAAGCTAAAGACGCCGAATGTGGTCTCTTCTCAAATTCCAGGGACTTGTGTTATGGCATATCCAAAATTTGATGGTGCTGCTAAAACTGCTACATTCAAACTAAAAGATGTTGATGGAACTGCAAGCGGTGTCAAAATTGCATATGTTTACGATTATGATAACAGAGTTGAAACCAGTATTTCACTAACAACTTCATATGCTGACTATACAATTTCAGTTGATCCTGCCACATTTGGTGGTTCAGCAGATGGTACTAACCTATATTTCTATATAGTATTTGAAAATAGTACTATCTTAGTAGATTCAGTAGGTATAGCATAAACAAAAAAGTACCTTGATATATAAGGTATAGGTGTTACGTTCTATTTCTCTTGATAATTACCGTTATTAGTAACACCTTAGGGTTTGCATGCCATGAACCCGTTTTTGTTTTTTTTATTCTTTGAGAGAGGGGTTTACGCGACCCCTCTCTTTATTTCCAAAAGGAGCGAGATATATATAATGTAGCGGCGCTGCCATTTTGCCACTACAAAACATTTATATGTTTGTTTTATTTATAGGTTGAGAGGGTCTTTCGTTTGAAAGGCCCTCTTTTTTTTGCTTATAGTTTTGTGCCTGGCCAGAAAGTGATTTGCTGTCGGATATATAGATTATAGTAATTGTTTTAGAGGTAAATGAAACCTTTATTACATTATCTATATAAATACTATAAATATAAAAATTTCTATTATGAAACAAACACAATTCTATGAGTTGATTAGTGCATTAGACGCTGCACGAGAAGCTCTTCAAACAAATCTTGCGTCTGGTACTATCCGCGAAATTATTGGTGAAAAAGATCTAACTCATTTGCAAAGATTGATTGTTATTTATGTTGAACTCAAAATCAAAGAAAATTTGGATTTGGCTCAATATATGCAAGGACGTGAGCACTTTACTCAAAGCGAAATCAGAGATGCACTTGGTGTTAGTAATAAAGCCATTCGTGAAAATCTTATCGATCTAAAAGAGAAAGGTTATTTGATAAGAGGAGATCGTCCATTTAGTTGGTGCGTTCCAAGTAATAGGTTCGCAAACCAATGGTCATAAAAAAAAACAAACTTATTATGAATTACGAAAACGAAAAGTACAACCACATCAAAGATTTTTGGAAGATCGATAAAAGCATTAGTGCATTATTTTGGGAATATGAACATCTTGGTTTTTCACAGTGTGATATTCATGTTATTCATGCTATCAGAAAATGGGGTAAGGCAGAAATGTGGTGTAAGCGAGATGCTAATGGCAAACTCGAATTTCTAAAAAATGGATTACCATATGCAATTCATAAGCATATCAATCCAAACTATGCCAAACCAAATGATGTGTATGATTCTATTCTAAAATGGGAAGGCTGTGGTTTCATCAAAAGAGTAAAAGTCGAACAGTTCAAGAAAGCTAAAACTTCTAAACTATTCATTTACTATGATGTAGATATTGCAAGAATGAAACGGCACATTCAAAGTATCGCAAATGATAAATCACTCTTTGATTTTGTCGAAGAGTAAAAAAATAACCTATAAATATGAATACAAAGCAATTTTATGAATGCCTGTTTGATGCAGGAGAACTCGCTGCGTTTAGCGAAAACAAGTATGGTACTCGACCATCGAGAGCCATTTACAATGGAGTCAAAGCAGACAAGCCATTTTTTACTATCAACCCTATCAAACCTGGAAGTACCAGATCAATTGAAGGTGTAAAAGAATTCAGAAACTTCTTATTTGAAATTGATGATGATGTAACTGGCAAACCAGTACCTCTCCAAACACAAAGGGATATTGTCCAGGCTGCTCAATTACCATGGAGTACATGTGTATTCAGTGGTAATAAATCGCTACACTGGATCGTCTCTCTCGAAACACCACTATCAGACGCTGTAGAATACAGAATGTGGTGGTTGATGATGGAGACTATTGTAAATAAGGCTGCAGCTGATTTAGGCTATGGTCTAAAGTTTGATAAGAATGTCAAGGATCCATCGAGATTCTCTCGTGCTGCTGGTGCAGTTCGAATTAGTGTAGATGGTAAACAGTTACAAACACTTGAAGGTATCAGAGGGCGTCACTCAAATGATGAGGTAATCAAATGGTTTACCGCCAATGGTCTAACCTTTGAAGACTTTGCACCAAAGCCTACTCAATTTGAGATTGGACAAATCAATACCAGTGCTGATGATGCAGAGAAGTTTACATTTGTCAAAGATGTACTAATGAGAAATCAACCTTATGAACAAGGTAATAAGAATACTTGGCAATTTGTATTCTCAAGACTTTGTAGAAGGTGTGGTATTGCTGAAGCAGATGTGCGCTATCAAATCATTCAACTTTGTGGTGAAGTAGATCATCGAGATCCAGTTGGTTCTGCCTTCTCTGATAAGTATAATAACGATGAACCTATCTATGTACTCTCTAAAGCTGAGAGAGCTGAATGGGCGAAACAAAAAGCAATTGAAGAAGAAGTAGCAATCAGACAAAAAGTAATTGAAAAGGGTGAACAGGATCAATATCTACACCTAAATGGTATTGCTGACTATATTCGCGTGGGTACAATGTACTATAAAAAGTATAAAGGTGGATTAGAACTATGGAAGAAAGAGACTTTAGTTGAAGATTTTGGTTCTGATTTTATGAAGCAGTTTCCTAAAGAATTGAAGTACACTAAGTTTTGTTATATTGTAGACTTTATCAATTCTATTGAATCTGAAGGCACTGAGTACAACTTGTTTACAAAACCTGATTGGAAACCAGAACCTGGCAAGTGGCCAACTACTGAAAGACTACTGCGTAAAGTGTTTAGTAACGTAGGTAAAGATCAATGGGAAGAGGGACTTGATTGGATTCAATTGCAAATTACTAAGCCAACACAAAATCTACATGCATTGGTACTTGGCTCAGAGAGTCGAGAAGCAGGTAAAGATACT